CTACGTTGGGTTTCAAGCGCCTTCTAACATCGCTTCTAACGTTGTTTGGACGCTTCCTGCTACTGATTCAGCTGTAAACGGTTATGCCCTTAAATCTGACGGTGCTGGAAACCTGTCTTGGGGTCTTGCTGGTGGTGGTGCTACTGGTGGTGGTACAGATGATATTTTCTATGAAAATAGTCAAACAGTTACTACCAATTACACTATTAGTACCAACAAAAACGCAATGACTGCTGGACCTGTATCAATTAATTCAGGGGTAACCGTAACGGTTCCTTCTGGTTCTACTTGGGTGGTGGTGTAAATTATGCCTATTTCAATTAACGGATCAGGAACCATTTCAGGTATCAGTGTTGGTGGTCTTGAAAATGGTTGTGTTAACGAAGCAGATTTAGCTAGCGCTGCTGTAACAGAAACCAAACTGGCGTCTAACGCTGTAACGCTTGATAAACTCGGTACGACCCTTCAGAGCCAAGTTTGTAAAGCTTGGGTCAACTTCAACGGCACTGGTGCTGTTGCAATCCGTTCCAGCTACAACGTCAGCAGCATTACGGATAACGGGGTTGGTGACTATACGGTGAACTTCACGACGGCATTGGCGGATGCCAATTTTTCGATTGCTGGTAGCGCAACACTTAACGCATCAACATCTGCCGTGCCCCGGATACTTGCCCCAGTCGCTGCATCGGGCTTTTCGGCCTCAAACTGCCAGATCAGAACAGCCGATGATCTTGGCACTAGCAATGATTGCGCGGCTGTCTGTGTCGCCATTTTCCGCTAAGCCATGAAACGAATCATCTACCAAAACGAATCCGGCGGCGTCTCGGTCATCATCCCAACAGGTGAACTGAGCATCGAGGAAGTCGCCGCTAAGGATGTCCCCCAGGGCGTGCCCTACGAAATCGTCGAAGACTCCGACATACCTTCTGATCGCTTCTTCCGTGGTGCCTGGGTAATGGGTGACTGCTGCGTTGAGCACGACCTTGATCAGTGCAAAAAGATCGGTCACGCCAAGCGTCGTGAGATGCGAGCTGGAGAGTTCGCACCATATGACGACATCATTGCCAAACAAATCCCTGGTGCTGATGCAGCGGCTGCTGAGAATGCACGCCTTCAGATCCGCGAGAAGTATGCCTTCTTGCAAGAACTTATCGACACGGCACTCACGCCGGAAGCCATCAAATCTGCACTGGAGGCAGCACAATGACGTTAAGGCTTAATGGATCAACCAGCGGCTATGTAAACCTTGACTGTGCAGCAGCCGGGGGGAACAATACTCTGGTGCTACCAAGCAGCAACGGTAGCAATCGGCAATCAGTCATAACAGATGCAGCTGGTTCCTTGTCTTTTCAATGGAACGCTGGCTCGTTATTTTATCGGCTTAACTCTAATTACGTTGGCTCAAACGCAACTGGAGCACAATCAGTATTTGGAGTTGGGGCGACACTAGAAGCAAGCACTGTTTATGCGTTTGAAATGCATTTGCAGCTTCAAAAAACTGCTGGAACAACAAGCCATAACCTTGGTTTACTTTTTGGTGGTACAGCTACAACAAATAACTTTAACTATTCTGCAACTTCAGTACGAATTAACACTGCAACTACAGGCGATCTTGGTGGTGGCTCGCCACCTGCAGGAGTTGTGTTTAACACAACGTTAAACAATCTTAACTACACAACTGGTGTCACTTCAGCTGCTGTAACTTTTGTACTAATTTTGCGAGGCACTATTAGTGTTAACGCTAGTGGCACATTTATCCCTCAATATCAACTAAGTGCAGCTCCTGGTGGTGCCTATAGCACTTTGGCTGGTAGTTATATCAATATCACGCCTATCGGTGCAGCTGGTAGTGCGTCATCTCAAGGCACCTGGAGCTAACCAATGAGCACACTTAAAACAACCAACCTTCAACACGCCTCAGCGGCCAATCCAGCCATCGTGCTTGCTGCTGATGGCAGTGCAACAGCTCAAGTCAGCAGCCTCAACGGCGGACCACTGAGTGGCGCTAGGAACCGCATCATCAACGGTGATATGCGGATTGATCAGCGGAATGCTGGGGCGAGTGTGACAATCAACTCCACTGCAAATACTTACTGTATTGACAGATGGTTTGCTTCTGGCGAAAGCACAGATGGTGTTTTTACTGTAGATCAGACCACGGATGCGCCCACAGGATTCACAAACTCAACACGCATTACCGTTACAACAGCAGATGCTTCTATTGGGTCTACACAGATCTACCTGTTTAGGCAGGCTATCGAAGGAAACAATGTATATGATCTTGGGCTTGGCACTGCTAATGCAAAAACTTTTACATTTTCTTTTTGGGTCAGGTCAAGTCTGACAGGAACATTTGGCGGTGCGTTAAACAACTCTGCAAATGATCGAAACTATCCTTTTACATATTCGATTTCATCCGCTAATACTTGGGAGTACAAGACTGTAACTGTTGCCGGAGATACTACGGGCACATGGTTGACGGATACAGGGCGTGGACTCACGCTGACCTTCCAGATTGGTGCTGGCTCCAGTCGCGTTGATGCAGCAGGTAGCTGGACCAGCACTTCCAGTATTTACGGAGCCACAGGGGCGACAAACATTATTGGAACCCTGAACGCTACTTGGGACATCACCGGAGTCCAACTAGAAGCCGGAACCGTCGCCACCCCGTTTGAACGCAGGAGCTACGGGCAGGAGCTGGCGTTGTGTCAGAGGTATTACGAAGAAGGAGATTACTACATCCGAGTTGGCGTGGCGAACGCAAGTATCACCACAAGTTACTATACATCGTGTTACTTTATGGTCGAAAAACGTATAGTTCCGACTGTTACCGGAACAAACGATCAGGGTACTTTTGCTGCAGTTAACATAAGAACAACATCTGCGGGCGTTGGTCGCAGCGATACTGTCGCAAACACAAACAACAGCGGTACATTTACTGCTTCCGCCGAGCTGTAACCCATGACCTACCAACGCACCCAAGGCGACACCATTCTTCGCCTCTCCGACAACGCCTTCATCCCACCCGACCTCGCCAACACCGACTACCAGGCGTACCTCGCATGGCTCGATGAAGGCAACACCCCCTTGCCTGCCCCTGAACCTGAACCCGCCCCAGTGCTCACCACTGAGCAGAAGCTGGAAGCGGCTGGGTTGACCGTGGCGGAGCTGAAGGAACTGTTCGGGTTGGCGTAATGGTTAAGAAAACTCTGAGCGGTAAACCAGTCCGTCTCCCAGCTAAACCAAAACAAACAACCCAAGGTTCAAGCAAAAACAGTAAACCTAAGAAGGGTCAGAAGGCTTATCGAGGTCAGGGGAAGTAAAAGCTGGATGTGAGATCTCGATAGACCAACCGGGTTCTCCAAAAACGCCATTTTCTTTAAATTCTGCTTGCGGCTGGGGGTCTAACTCTTCAGCCGCTTTGTGGTATTTAGAAATTTCAGAGTTTAAATTTGCTTCTGTTTTAGCTTCTCTCCAAAGTTCAAGTAACCAATCAAAAACATATTGAATAAGCTGGTTTAAGAGTTTTGAAATTTCCATGCCGTTTAAATCTGAAAAACAGATGCGTTATATGTACGCTCAACATCCTGAGATTGCTAAGCGATGGTCTAAAGAGGCTAAAGCATCTGGTAAGCCACAAGTTCAAAAAAGTGGCAAGATGAAAAAAGGTTACAAAACCAAGTAAGGCTATGGCTCCTAAGATTACGTCTTCTAGTAATCGGTCTAAAAGATCGTCTACTAAACCAGTTACAAAGGGTCAGTACCCTCAACGGCAGAACAGGCAATCTGTTAGCCAAGCAAACGTAACTAGGAGTGGTGATCCTCGGCCTGCTGGTGCTCCTCCTGCAAAAGTTACTAGCAGCGCAGATCGACCCAAGTCTTCTGGACTCAGCATCGTTAAAGATGCAATGAGTGTGTTGAGTAATCTGCGTCGTGCTACTCCAGCTGGTGCAGCCTATGAAGTTATGAGGCCTCGTCCTACGGCTTCTGGAACCTTACCAGCCTCTCAAGCCCGTCGAGTGGAGGCTCAACGCACTCAAGGTGCTGAGTTTGCCCGTCAAGAGCGTGCAGCACGTCAAGGTAACAAAGGACGTGAGAACAGCTCGTTTGATGATGCTTTTGCAGCGGCTCGTAAAGCTGGCGTTAAAACGTTCAGCTGGAAAGGCCGTAAGTACAACACCAAGATGAAAGGCGAATGATTATGGCTAAAGGACCTTGCTGGAAGGGATACGAAATGGTTGGTACTAAGAAGAAAGGTACCAAAACTGTTCCTAATTGCGTACCCAAGAAATGAAAAGCAAAAGCGGCTATGGGATGAAGAAGAAAGGGTCCGTCAAAGTTGCTGGTGGTCCAAGCTTTGATTTGGTTGATCCTTCTGATGTAGATGCTGTGTCTACCCCTGCAGATCAAATGAACGCAAAGCGTTTGATGATGCAGTTTTATCAGACCCCTCAAGGTCGTGAAGTTCGTAAGAACCAACAAAGGTTAAAACAGCGTCTTCAAGGTGCCTAACAATGGATCCTTCATTCCTTCTTTCCCTTGTCCTAGGCGCTGCCAGTGTCGGTGGTGGTGTATTTGCTTGGTCTCATAAAAGGCATATGGAGCTTGATCGCCGCATCGACACTGTTGAGATGACGATTCACAAAGAGTTTGTTAGAAAGGACGAGCTTATGCCGATGATGGACCGGATCGATAAACAGATCCAACACATCGACGAAAAACTCGACCGGATCTTACTCAATGGCCGACATCTCTCTTCGTGACGTAGCTAAGTATTACAACAATCAAGAACATCAAAACTTTGCTTTGGATTTCCTGCAGGATCAGATTCCTCCAGGGACCTTGGCAAAGTTTTCTGATTTGTGGCGATCTGGTCCTAAGAACAATATCCCAAGTAACGGCTCGTGGGACGGTGTAGAGCAGCTTGCTCGTGAAGCTGGAGCAAAGTTTCCAGAATTAGTTGCTGCTCAGTGGGCTTTGGAGAGTAACTGGGGACAACATACATCTGGCACGCATAACTATTTTGGTTTAAAAGGTAAGGGTACAACTACTTCAACAACGGAGTACGTTAATGGGGTACCTGTTTCTATTCGTGACGGCTTTCTTAATTTCTCTTCTATTAAAGAATGCGTTGAATACCTCGTTATTCGCTGGTACAAAGATTACAAACAATACAAAGGAGTAAATAACGCTAAAACAGCGTCAGAAGCCGCTCAGCAGCTGCAGGCACAGGGTTATGCAACTGATCCTCGATATGCAAACAAACTAATCTCCATTGTTAATCGTCAGACAAACAAGCCTCAAGTACAGCAAACAGGCGTATTGCTAAAAGTGCCGTATGAATACCAATTGGATAACGGTCCTAATGGTTATCGAGAGTGTTTTAGTTCTAGTTGTGCAATGGTTGCTGACTACTACGGCAAGGTAAAAACAGATAACGAGTACAACAAGATCCGTGCTCGGTATGGTGATTCCACTTCTGCCGATGCTCAGCTTAAAACTCTCAGACACCTCGGACTGGACGCTAAATTCATCCAGAATGGCTCCCCAGAGCTTCTCAGACGCGAGTTAGAGGCTGGTAGGCCTGTAGTAGCTGGTTGGCTCCACAAGGGCCCTGTAGGGGCTCCTAGCGGCTCTGGGCACTACAGCGTAGTGATTGGGTTTACAGAAGGTGCTTGGATCCACCATGACCCCAATGGTGAGGCTGATGTGGTTCGTGGTGGATATGTAAACCACTCCAAAGGTGAAGGGGTTGCTTACAGCCAGAAGAATTGGAACAAAAGGTGGCTTGTTGAGGGTCCTAACTCTGGCTGGGCTATTTTGATCAAGAACCCTAGCTAGGTAACTTTATGGACCTTTCTGATCCTTCGGTACAAGCTGCTCTTTGGCTTAGTGCTTTTGCAGCCTCTGAAATTATTGGTGTTTCTAAGCTGAAAGAAAACAGCCTCGTACAATTGGGGTTGAAACTGTTCCGTGTAATTTATGGCAGCCGCTCCAAAAAAGTCTCTAAATAAGACTGAAGGACTTGCCTCGGAAGATGATCTTTATAGTCTTCACCGTTTGGTGGCTACTAAGCTGATTGATCAGCTCAATCGTGAGGATGTAAAAGCTTCTGACCTGGCAAACGCTATTAAGTTTCTGAAAGACCAAGGTATTACTGCTCTTAATGGTGGTGATGTCTCTGCTATCTCTGAAATGATTTCTGCTTTGCCGGAAGTCGATATCAAGAAGGTCAGGTCTTATATTGGTGCTTAGGAATTAACCCTTCCTATATGTACCAAGCAGAGCCCTCGGTATGGTGATTCGTTCGCCATCCGGGGGCTTTGTCTATTTGACACCAGAGGCTGCTATGGCAAATCTTCAAGCCCTCCAGCGTCGAGAAGCAGTAAAACAATGGAGACAGTCAATTAAAGAAGCGTTTGGTTGTCAGTGTGCTTACTGCGGTGTCAAAGATGATCAGCTAACACTTGATCACATTCATCCCAAAACCAAAGGTGGAGAGGATCTAGCCACCAACATCGTTCCTGCGTGTCGGAAGTGTAACCACGAAAAAGGTAGTTCTAACTGGAAAACTTGGTTTAAACAGCGCCCTGAGTATTGTGAAGTGCGTGAACAAGTAATTGACCGATGGATGAACTACCTCCTATGCCCTGTTTCGAGCTATCCATAGAACAGCAGCTACGCCTAGAACGAGTCAGACGGGATATCCCTAACTGCTCTCGGGAAGATCTGGAGAAGATGCTGTTTGAGTTCTTAAAAATGACTGTGATCCTGCAGAATAACTTGAGCCAAATGTTCAAGTGGGCAGTCAATGTCAAGAGCAAGCAAACAGACTGAACAGATTATTAAGGAAGCTGCAGAGTCGTTTCCTGTTTTTGCTACCTACCTTTGGGACTACCTAAGGCTTCCTAGCCCTACCCCTGTTCAGTATCAAGTTGCTGACTACCTTCAGAACGGCCCTAGCCGACGCATCATCATGGCGTATCGGGGCTGTGGTAAGTCGTTCCTAACGGCTGGTTATGTGCTGTGGAGACTGCGTAGGGATCCAAACTGTAAGGTGCTGGTAATCTCTGCAGCTCAGGACCGTGCAGATGCGTTCTCCGTGTTTTGCCATGACCTGCTACGAAACTGGTTCATGGTCAAAGACCTGTTCCCTAGCGACACCCAACGGTTCTCAAAAGTTGCTTTTGACGTTTACGGCGCGAAACCAGACCAGTCTCCTTCTGTCCGTTCCAGTGGAATCTTTGGGCAGATTACTGGCTCCCGTGCTGATCTCATCGTTGCTGACGACGTTGAAACACCACAGTCCTGTGAAACCCAGTTAATCCGAGACAAGCTTCGGGAATCGATTAAAGAGTTTGACTCGGTGATCAAGCCTGGTGGTGAGATCGTGTTCCTCGGTACGCCTCACACCCAAGACAGTGTTTACGCAAAGCTTGAGGTCTCTGGTTACTCCGTCAGGATCTGGCCTGCTCTGTACCCCACTGGTAAGAAGCTCAAGAACTATTACGGCAACCGTCTAGCACCCAAGATCCAAGCTGATCTAGATGAAGACCCAGGGCTTGCTGGACACCCTGTAGACCCTCGACGTTTTGATTGGGCTGAACTAGAAGCCCGTCAAATGTCCATTGGACGTTCAACGTTCAACCTTCAGTTCCTTCTAGATATCAGCCTTAGCGACGAGGAGAAATACCCTCTCAAGCTCAGAGACCTCTGTGTGTTCCGCCTGAACCGTGAAAACGGTCCTAATAAGGTCGTGTGGATGGCTAACGGCGATAAAGCCCTAGACCTTCCATCGGTTGGGCTTCATGGTGACCTTTTCTACAAACCGGCTCAGATAGGGGATGAATTTCTT